TATACGCCTTATTTACGAATAATATGTAATTAAAAAGCAACGGATGTTTTTTCATATTGTTATTCTTTCCTTTCTGTCAATCTATGCTAACAAATAATAAGATAGCTGCAAATTGGCGGGTTCAATATAACCAGCCATACCCTACGAACGCAGAAAACTGCGGACTATATTTTGATACAATTCCAAATTTGCCACCAAAATATACAGGGATAACAGCCGTGGTTATGCCTGATTCAAAAATCTCTATACCCCTACCAGATGCAGCAGCCAGTTCTGCTAAATACTGCATAAAGAAAGCCATTGACTGACAATCAACAATTTGAGTTTCAAACATCATCGCTCTTAACTTAATGTGGTGATAATGAACTCCATATTTTGGTTCAGATGGAATAATCATACCTATTTCACGACTTCATTAACCCTTTGTTGCTGTCACATTGAGTAATTGCATTCGAATTTACAATCGGGGAAATACGATTGTATTGTCGCAATTTCATCATCTGTTATAGCCTGACTGAAACAAACATATTGAAGGTTGTCGAATCCCTCAATTTCTGTTATATCCTTATAATATGCCGGAAATAAATATAATTTTGTAGCTTTCGAGAATTTGTCGGATATCTTATCAAGTTCGACAACTGTATTGCACCATATTTCCACTCGATTTAAGTCTGTAGATACATTTCGAATTGAAAAGTATTCTCCGTTACAAATAAAGTCTAGTTTAAATGAATAGCTTTTTAAATTATCTGTTTCAAAAACTTTCACGGTGAGCCATTTGTATATTTCATAGATATTGTCGATGTTTTCATTCCATGCACCGCTTTTCTTTTCAAATTTTATAGATAGCGTTTGATCTTCTTTATTGTAATTTGCATACTTATAGTTCCATTTTTCACTATAATTTGTGTTGTGCATAATAATATACTTTTCCAAATCGCTTTTTGGCAACCATATAATTAGAAAAATAGAAGCACATAAAAGCGATAGGCACAAAACAGCTAAAATCACAAATTTTCTCACTTGATACTCCCTTCTACTGTTACCTGGCTAAGGAAAAATTGAAATAAATGATCTACGAAAATCTAATCAATTGATGCAACAAATATCAATAAACCCATAATATAAGCTATATATGCATCACAAATTGCCGATATCTGTCAGTCACTAACTGGTTTTGTGCATTTTCACACAAAGCTTTTCGTACAGATATGCAGTCAGATTTGCTCTCATTTTGTCTAAAATTAAGCAGACACACTGATGTAATTCAGTTTTGAGCAAAAAACAAAAAGAGAAAGTAAATTGATGCAAAAAGGTATTTGCTTATTCGAAACAGAGTCGGAGTCATCCGCGAATCCAACTCTCCTTCGAATAGTGACAAAACGAGGTACAGCCTTTGTGCAGTGTTGCCTTAAAGAGTGCAGTACTTAAAAACAAGATATTTTTCAAGCGTATGTATAAAGCTTGTTCATTCAATATATACAATATTACTTGTAATACCTACATAATCAAGATATTCATCAAAATTTACATAAAACTTTTTGCCCCAGGAGGAAATTTCTAACATAGTTTGTCCTTTAACGTTATCAATTAGTAAACCTGTTATGGTCGCATAATGTCCATTCACAATATATGGATAGCTTTGGACTTCAAAATTATATTTATCATCGTCTTTTGGAATCCAATCGTAAAACCATATTCCGCAGTCATCACCTACTGGTCCAATTGAAAATGTAACAGGATAGTTTTTATCCAGCATTTTTTCAATTTTCGATAACAGATCATTATTGCTAACGTTCCAGCTTGCGTTTAAGTTTAAACAATTATACCAACTGTATTGATTAATTCCGTTTGCAATTTGCAGTCCATTAACGCCAACCCATCGCATTATTTTGAACCAAGACAAATTCATCATTCTAATGTAGCACTGATAAGAATTAAAGTCAATATAACCCGATAAATTAATTGAAACAAGTTCAGTCTCTTAAGTTGAATATTGATTGTCAGACAATGCAAGATACAAAAGCGTATCGGATGGTGAAATTAATCCGCAACCATAATTTTGTATTAAATAATCGCTTTCAAGCCAAGAATACCACTCTTCGTTTTCATCAATAAAAAACCATCCTTGATTTCCTCCATATGATATTGTTGTTCCATCACTGTTTTTCCAATTTTCAACACCCGTATATTCAATAGATATATAATTACTTCTCAATTTGTGAACAGAGACCTCGTTAATTAATGGGCAACTCTTGTACTTTTTGGTTTCCATATTATCATCATACCCATCCCCATCCGAATCCTTTTTTCTCGGGTCCGAATACGACTTAAAATAGTAACCCTCAACAGTATTTGTGCCCAACAACTTTTTAATTCCTAGCCAACCATTATCCTCCTTAGCACTGTAAAAAGGTTTCGGATTAATCTCCTCACCATCAAGCAGTCCGTCACCATCAGTGTCTGATTTTACAGGATTTGTATAAATAATATTTCCATTCTGTAGTCTTATTCCTGCCGTTTCAACTGCATCAGGCAATTTATCACCATCAGTATCCGTCATATCAAAATCATCCATATAACCGAACTTGGCAAAAATATCAACTATATCCTGTGCGTTCAATGCCTTGTAATATTTGCCGCCTGTTTTATCAGCAATATTTTGAAGTATCGTATCGTTTGCCGAACCAAAACCAACCGTGTAAACTTCAATATACTTATCATTGCACATCTGAATTGCAGCATTTCGCCTGCTTGCAGAGTCGTTACCATAAACTTCGTTCGGAACAAATTTGACGAACGTTATGAATAGGCTGAGCACGATAGCCAAAATGCAGCAACAGCCCAAATGAGTTTTTGCGTGAAAGCCGCCTGCTGATTTACGCAATAGAACAAATGCCGCCAAATAACATATGCATTGCAAAACTGTTCCACTGATAATTGCAAGTATAAGTGCAATTATGCCGTTAAACACTGTTGATAGGAGAAGCTGTAAGCCGTATTCATATACTTCTTCATCTTCACTTTTAATTACGTTGTTACGGGCAAAAAAAGAAGCCATCCTTTTTGAAAGTCTAGCAATCATAAAATATCACCTCGACTTTAAGGATAGCTTTATTGGGTTGTATTTTCAACATTTTCTGCACGAGATGTCGATTTTTTGTTCCAAGATGTATTGACAAAAGAGAAAGGCCTGTATACTGAATTGCATTTTTCAGTATACAGGCGGCATTTTTCTATTTATTAAGGATAATTTTTATTGAGAAACAGCCATTGTCGTAACTACAGCTTACATAACCGTTCATGTTCTCAACTGTTTGTCGTATGCTTTGCATACCAATTCCATGAGCTGCTTTGTTTTCCTTTGAAGTTATAAGATTGTTTACATCAACAGGAAGAGAGGAGTTTTCAATTTCAATTATCAGCTTATTATTCAATCGGTGCATTGAAACACATACAAATTTCTCATCAATATCAATTCGTTCGCAGGCTTCAATGGCATTATCAAGTGCATTCCCTAAAATCCTGCATATACCGATTGCATCAAAATCAATGGATTTCACCGTGATTTTGCTTATAAATGAAATGTTGCAGCTTCGGGCATAATCGCCTTTCAGATTGATAATAGAGTCAACGGCTGAATTTCCTGTATAGCAGACCGATGTAACTTTCTCAACATCATTGTACAACTGATTTATGTGTTGTTTTGCTTCATCATATTTACTATCCTTTAACAAATCATTTAGTATGGTTACCTGATTCTTGAGATCGTGCTTTATATTTCTGATTTCGGCATATGAACTAGCAATCGCACGATAATTTTCACTTTCGCGCTCCATAATTTGCTCAAGTGTGGCAAGCCTGAGTTGTTTATCATAACTCTCAAAGTAGTTGAATACAGAGAAATTAAGGTACAGGACTCCACAAACCGAAATAATATATCCTATCATCACATTATTTCCAATGTGATGAGCAGGGAATATCTGATTAAGAATAACGGCACTTAAAAACGGCATTAGAATAATAAGCACCCAATATCTGAACGGTAAACTTTTTACCTTGTCTTTGTAAATACGGCAAGAATATACGATAATCCAGAAATCAAAGATTTTTGTCCCTATCATTCCAAGTATTCTCCCCATATTGGATTCTAACAGTTCAGAAGGATTTCCATATCCCATAATTACCAGAATTCCAACGAACAGCGTTTCGGATATAAAGACAATCAGCAAATAATAGATTGATGCAAAAAACTTTACCGTATTCGATCCACTATACAGGAATATTGCAAATGTCAGTAGGATTGCAAATGTAATGCCAATTCGCACATACGGTGATGCTACAAGTAACGATGTTACTGAAAGCACGGCAAATGCTATGCCATAACTAATGATATACGGTAAGTAAGAGTTATATTTCCGTTCAAAAATACGGTGATAAAAAAGTGCGATAATCAAAATTTCGGGAATAGCGTTAATAATTTCAATAGCTTCATAGACGGACAAGTTAAACATATCAGCACCTCGCAGTCAGAAATGAAACAAACTTATCAGTAACAAACTGTTTAAAATTACGGCTTAGAGGTACTTTATCGCCATTTTTCATAATAATTGAGGTGGGTTCGATATTTCCAATATACGACAAATTCACATAATAACTCTTGTGTGGCTTAACAAAATTAACAAGTCTCTCATCCTTTTCAATTTCCGACAGCTTTCCATTGAACTGATATTTATTGATTTTTGTATGTAATACTATTGTTCTTTTAAAGATCTCAAAATACAGAATATCACTCACAGCTACATTGAAAACTGTATTGGACATCTGAACAGAAAAAGCCATATGTGTCTGATGATATTCATTGAATATTGAGCGAAGCTGTTTTATATACATTTGTTCAGGCTGTCCCTTTAGCAGATATCTAAAAGCATTTACTTCATAGCCATTTGGTGCAAATTCCTGATGACTTGTCAAAAAAGCTATGATAACAGCTTTATCCGTTTCACGAATTTTCTCCGCAACATCCAATCCTGTCAATTCTTTCATTTCAATGTCAAGTATGATTACATCAAATTGATTGGCTTTAAATTGCGACAGAAATTGCTCTCCACTTTCAAATTCGCAGATTATCAGTTTGTCGGGGTTGGCATAATTACTGACAATCAAGTTATTCATTTTTTTCAAAAAAATCTTTTCATCATCGCATATAGCTATTTTCACATAATCACCACCATTTAAGTAATTTTGTTATTATATTATACTGCTATTCTCAATAAATTGCAAGCGTAATTTATCAATAAGTGACGTTGAGATTATCAGTTCATCTGTTTTTCAAACAAGTAAAACTAAGTTATTTATAAAAAAGCCGTGAGCATTTGGAAAACCCAAACACCCACGGCTTAATATTATCATTTTATCATTTGGTTAACTTTTCTCTGCACCTCCGAGTAATCATACCCGGCTTCGGTCAACTTTTTCTTGCGTTCGGCTCCGTTCCCCCACAGCCCCGCGATAACCTCAACGGCAATCTCATCAACGGTTTTCTTGTATAGCTTTTCGTTGACTCTTTTCTGAACAGCGTTATAATCATATCCAGCGGCGGTGAGCAGCCTTTCACGTTCTGCGCCGTTATCCCACTTGCCGGCAACCACCTCATCAGCAAGCTGATCTACGGTTTTCTCGAAAGGCTTTTTCTTGCCGTAATCAGTAAAGCAGATATCGCCGTCAACGTTGTATCTGCCTATTCTGTCAAGTCCCCACTGCCACATAGTCTGACCATAGTTGTACTTTGACTGGCAATTGGGGCTGTTAGTCCAGTGAGCAAGCCAGATGTCGTACCTGCCGACAATCCTGCTCTTGTCGTAATAGTTCTCCATAAAAGACGGATTTGCATAAACTCCGGGCTTGAATCCCGCCTGACTTATCTTTTCACAGAAAGCAATAGCCATCTTTGTGCGTGTGTCCGTAGACAGACCGCTGACCTGCTTTTTCTCCTCCATGTCAAAGTATACGGGATATGTCGGAGATAAGTTCTTGATTACCTCAATGCACTTTTCTGCTTCTGTCTGTGCTTGCTCAACGCTCATTGCATAGCTGTACCAGTAAAATCCGTATTCAATGCCGTGTATCTTGCAGTCCGCCACGAACTTATCCATAGTCACATCTTTCTTCGTGGAAAAGCCTGCACGGATAATCGCAAATCTCACACCTGCCTGTTTCAGTGCAGGAAAGCTGATACCCTCCTGGCAGTAGCTTAAATCGACACCTTTAATCTTCATCATTGTCCTCCTTTTCCGAGCGCTTATGCAGCTGCTCCAGTACATCTTTCAGCTTCTTAGGAACGGGCAAACCCAAGTGAGCGGCATTCTCAAGCAGTGAAATTCCCTCGTTCGACAGGTAAAAGAATATCACCGCAGTGCGCAGAACAGAGCCTGCGCCAATAACACGAGTATCAAGAATATGCCCCCCGCCGACCAGAGCGAAGATAAGCACCTTTCTGCATATTCCCTTGAACCCGACTGCGCTGGACAGCTTCTTGTCCGAAATGGCGCACATCACTCCGGTTATGTAGTCGATCACCACAAAGGCAATAAGCGCATAAAGCAAACCATCGCTCCCTCCGAGAAACCAGCCGAGCCACCCGCCGACCGCCGTAAAAATAAGCTGAATTGTGTTCCAGAATTCTCTCATAATAAACCCTCCAATCATTCGTCAACGATATCGTAAGTAATTTTCATGACCTGCCCGTCCAATTTTCGCACCGGCTCGGACAGATTGTTTATTGTGGTAAGGCACAGCTTGCATATTCCAAGCGCAAAGCCGAAGAAATGCTGACTGCCGGTTGAATGCGGATAGTACGGTATAATATACAGCGGCAGGTTAAGTCCGTCAGTCTTGATGAGGTTTGCATACGAATACATCAAACTCGAGCCGTATGTAGGCGCAGAAAAGCGCATTCTGTACCAACCATACCCGTCATCCTTCTTTATTACTTCAAGCGCTATAAGCGAATACTGAACATTACAGCTGTCACATACAAGCAAAGGTGTATTTGTTGCTTCATCGACATAGAACCCCCAGAAGCTCGCCGAAGTCATGTTGGATAGCGTCCCATCGGCAATATACTGAAGTATCTCTCCCGTGGATTTGCCATCCTTGGTGAATACACGAAACTGTCCAAAATTATTTGTACTGCTTGCTTCTTTCCCATCTATCAGCGGATTTTTTGTGATAACAAAATACTTACCGTCCCATTCAAAGGTGCTTAGAGCATTGCAGTAATCGCCGTTCACACCCGCGCCGTAAAACCATCTGTAACTTCCCGAAACCCCCGAAGCATACACATTATTGATACCAACTCCGTAATTTTGCAAAGGCACATCTGTTTCAATTACCTTCTTGGAAATCTGCACATAAGTGTCCAAGTCAAAAATGTAATGATGAATATGTTGGAGCGAGGTTGCAACAATGTGTATCTTATCCCCAATCACATAGGGGAAGAACGCCAACCACTGAGGATCACTTTCCCAGTCGCTCTTTAACTTCTCAATTTCTTCTGCAGGTAGGTTTTTCACATTGCTCGTGTTACAGTCATAATAATAACTGCCATGATGATAGCTGTTATCATAGGTTGAATTGGGAATACGCTCCGCCGCCGGAAACAGCTCTATGACTTTCTTCGCGCTTATAATGCCGCAGAACGGCTTTTCCGCGCTTACGCTTATGGACATGGGGTCGAACATAACGACCTCGTAAATACACCCGTCATGGATATGCTTACCGAGAAGCCGCACATTTCCATTCGTCAGCCTGCCCATATAAAACCACTTGAAAACCCCGCAGTTGAACTGCGAATCCGGAATATACCGCCCGACAATAGTGTGATACGCCTGCCTGAACGAATCCAGAGAGCTGCTGTTAAGGTCAGTTCCTCCGCAGGACAGATTCCAGTAGGAATGGTGCATTCCGTTTGTGCCACCGTCCTTGGTGGTAAGGCAGATACAGCTGATTTCGCCGTTCGCCTTGTCCGAAGCAAAATCCCACACATGACGGTAGCCCTTGCCGTTCTCAATGCGGCCGCTTTCATTAGCGTTGTAAGTGCCGATGCTTGTGTCCGTGTTCGTGTTGGCGATTCCTGCGTGACCTATTTCCTCGTTCGTCCAAGGTAGCATCATATTGTTGCCGTCCTCGGGAATCTTATCACGGCAGACTATTACCCCACGGAACGCTGTATCAGCGATGTTTCCCGCAAAATCACGCAGCATATTGAAGCTGCGGTCGTTGTCGGAATCCATGCCGATTTCAATGTAGTCCGGCGGGTTGAGAATCGTGTCAACGGCATTTGTAATCATGTTTTCCTCATGAAGTTCCTTAACCACTTCTCCGGATTTCTCATCAAAAAGCTGAATGGTAGCTTTACCTTTAATCATTCCTGTTCCTCCTCATACGGTGTGTAAATAAACGATGTCTGGAAGCCGTTACACGGCGCATTGTTCAGCACATCAGTCAGATTACCGACATCACCGTCATACAGCAAAGTAATGCTCTGAACGCTGTCTTTCATCGCAGAACTTCCGAACGCAAGCCAAATCGTACTGCCGAAATCACCGACACCAAAATCTGCGGAAATCGGCTGCAAGCGCACAGTTTCATTTTCGGTGGTGACTATCATTGTGAATGCTGTGGTTTCAATGCGCTCTGCCTTGACGGGATTTCGCAGTTCAAGATACAGCTTTCTGTTCGATACGTTCACCACGGTTATTGGCGGCGGTGTGATTATCTTCGGACTCCATGCGTCCGGGAATATCGCCCGTACAGTAGGTTCAAGCGTTTTTCTCTCCCTCTCACGTTTAATGAAAGCTGGCATAGGTTCGCTGAATTTGAACTTGTGCGATTTGAGTATTTCAAACAGCAGAGTATCCGATGTACGCACAATGCTCTTTCTGACGGTTCGGCGCATAGTAAAACGAACCTCGTCCTCGCGGGCTTCAATGTAACCGTCCCACGGTGTATCTCCGGCGAGATAAGCGCCCATTACATAGCCCCAGGTCTGCATTTTCGGGAATTTACCCTCTGCGCCATCAGACGAAATCACGCTGAGCGACATGGTATTTTGACCGACCTCCGATGTGAACGGATAGGTGTAAGTTTTGGTATGCGGACCCTCGCTGAAATACTCCTCATACCGCATGATTTCGTTTTCGTTCTTTTTCAGAATAAATGCGAGAGTTCCTGCGGCTGAAATCACGAATTTAACAGTCGAGCAGAACGCCGCGTATGTCGCTTGAATCGCATTGTAAGTAATGCGGAACAGCCTTTGCGACTTGTCTGTAACCGAAATATCCGCGCTGTTTGTCGCGGTTTTCAGTTCCGCTGTGGATTCACCCACGTCCTTGCGTATCTCGTTTGTTTTCTGCTCCATCTGATAGAGATTGTCCGAAATGCTCGGACGATAATCTCCGACCTCGATCGAGATTTCACGGCAGTTGTACGGATTGAAACTCATGGCGATTATCCGGGTATTCACATTGAGATTGAACGGGTGGAACACTATCTGAACGTTATCGCCGACCGAGAAATTGACGTTCTTGTACAGCGTCAGACCGTAGTTTGTAGTACCGGAACGGTTGTCGGTTTCCATTGTGAGGTCGGACACGTTTTTCCCGTCCATAATGCCGATGTAATCCTGCGAACCTCGGTGGGAACGGATATTTATTTCCGTCCCGTTGTACTCGATTTCGCCGCCGCAGAGCGCAATTAGCTGCATTAAGGCGGCTCTGCGGGTACATTCTCGATTAATTTTCAGCTTTATAGGGACGGTCGGGTCGCAGATTCCTGCGGTCAGCGAAGTGCCTTGCAGCAAAGAAATAAGGCACTCACCGGGAGCGCCCTCAAAGTCAAATTCAGTCAGCTTGTATTCATCGTTGTTCAGTTCGTAGGACTTGTGTTCGCACTCCACAGTGCAAATCGCAATGCCGCCGGACAGAGATTTCGACACCTTCACTACATTGAAAAGGTAGTTCAGCGTGTCGCTTTTCAGCTGTACCTCCAGCCCCGTGAATATCTCCGAAGCCATCGAGGAAATCACAGAAAACTGAAATGTGCATTCACCGTTAAGACTGTCGGTAAGCGATGCGGAAATCACCCTTGTAAACACACCTCGCACATTGCCGTTTTCGGTCACGATTATCTCAACCATCACACCGCCCCCGCATTTCTTACCGTCACCTTGTTCTGATTCCACTGTATTCTCGAAATTACCTTTGTGAGAGGTACACCGTCAATGCTCAGCGGAATCGTAATGTCAAACGCCTGCGTCTGTACTCCGTTGAAGCCCGAAACCGTGCCGTTCATATCCAAATCAAAATCAGACGGAATAGCGTTCTGCATACTCTTTGAAACGTCCTTCATCTCATCTCCGAAGCCCTCGCCAAGTCCCTCTGCCATAAAGCCGCCGAGATTTGCGAATAGCTTTGACGGCGAGTGTATTCCGAAGAAGTCCTTGATTCCGTCCACAATGCCGCCGAAAAATCCGCTTATCTGATTCCAGAGCCACGCGCCCGCATCAGAAATACCCTGCCACAGACCTTTCAGCAGATTTCCGCCGACCTCCGCCATCTTGCCGAAGTAGCCGCCGAATGCGTCAACAATGCCGGTTATGATTTGCGGAATAGCCTTGACTATTTCCACGATGATGGTCGGGAGGTTTTCAATCAGCGCGATAAACAGCTGAACGCCCGCCGCAACAAGCTGCGGAATCGCTCCGATTATGGCATCGATAACGCTTGAAATTATCTGCGGAATAGCCGCGACAATGGTCGTGATGATTGTCGGCAGATTCCGCACAAGCGCGATGAGCAGTTTGATTCCTGCTTCGATGATGAGTGGAATTGCGGAAATCACCGCCTTGATTATTCCGTCAATTATCTGCGGAATTACCTCCACGATTGCCGCGATGATGTCCGGCAGAGCCGCCACAAGCGAGGTTAGAAGCTGTATTCCCGCTTCGATTATCTGCGGTATCGCGCCGATGAGAAAGTCCACAATTCCCGTGATTATCTGCGGCAGCGCTTCAATGAGGACTGGAAGTGAATCTAAAATGCCCTGAGCAAGCCCCGTTATAATCTGTAAAGCCGCGTCAAGGATAAGCGGCAGGTTGTCCGTCAGACCACGGACAATAGTAACAATTGCTTTCACTGCCGCAGGAATCAGCGCAGGCAGTGCGTTTGCAATACCATTTACCAGTGAGGACACAAGCTGTACTGCCGCGTCAATGATAAGCGGCAGATTCTCAATCAGCGCATTAACGACAGTCATGACCGCAGACACCGCCGCAGGGATTAGCTGCGGGAGCAGGGATAGGAGCGTTTTCAGCACCTGCGAGAATAGTTTTGCGACCGTGTCAAGCAGTGTGGGCAGCAGGTCGCCGACAGCCGTCAGCAGAGCGTCCAGCGCCGTGGGCAGAGCCGCTGCGATGTTCTCAATAACCGGAGCGACGTTTGCAATAACGGTTTTGAAAGCGTCTGCCATGTTGCTGCACAGCAGCTCCATGTCAGCGTCCGCATCGCCGAAGCCTATGACGAGGTTCGACACGGCGGATTTCAGTGCATTGACAGAGCCGGAAATGGTGGCTTCCGCTTCCTTGGCGGTCGTACCGGCAATATCCATACTTTCCTGCATGACGTGAATGGCTTCCACCACATCTGCATAGGAAGATATGTCGTATTTAACGCCGGATATCTTCTCCGCATCGGCAAGCAGTCGCTCCATTTCCTGCTTTGTGCCGCCGTAACCGAGCTTGAGGTTGTCGAGCATCGTGTAGTTCTGCTTGGCGAACCCTTGGTAGGCATTCTGAATGGAGGACATATCCGTGCCCATCTTATTGGCGTTATCGGACATATCCGTAATTGCCATGTCCGCATACTTTGCGGCTTTCTCGGTATCGCCGCCGAGGGACTGGATCAGGCTTGCGGAAAAGCCCGTGACCGTTTCCATGTACTCGTTGGCGGAGAGTCCCGCCGTTTTGTATGCGTTGGCGGCATACTGCTGAATCTCCTGCGAGGAGTCCTTGAACAGGGTGTCGACACCGCCGACCAGCTGCTCGTAGTCCGCATAGGCGGCGATGACCTCTTTGCCGAGCTTCACGGCGGCGGCACCTGCGGCAACGGCCACTGCACCGAGCGCCACACCTACGGTTTTGAGAACCTTGCCGAAGCCTTCAAACTTACTGCCGGATTCCTCCGCAGCCTTGCCGCCTTCCTTGATGGCTTTCTCGTTCTCGTCCAGCTCCCGGTTCATGTCGTTGAGTGCGGCTTCGGCATTGTTCAGCTGTATCTGCCAGCTTTGAGTGCGGCGGTCATTCTCGCCGAATGACTCGGCGGCATTGGCGAGAGCGGAACGAAGCGTTTCGATTTTCTGCTTCTGTTGGTCGATTTCCTTGTTCAGAACATCGCTGCGGACGGTTAGGGCTTCGGTGGATTTATCGTTCTTGTCGAACTGCGAATCAACCAGTTTCATTTCAGAACCGAGGACTTTGAATGAATTGTTGATTTCGGCGAGGGATTTCTTGAATTCACGCTCGCCCTCAAGACCTATTTTCAGACCGAAATTTTCGGACATTCTGCGTCACCTCCTTGAAATGGACATAAAAAAAGAGCCTTGCGGTGAAGTGAACCCCAAAGTTTAGACAAAAAATGTATTAAGTATTTTGAGAATGAGTTCGGAATTGTACCGGGCTCAT